GAGACCAGCAAGCGCAGCATCCTGCTGGAGTCACTGATTTGTGGCGGGTTAAGCCTGTCCGCGAGCAGCGTCATCGAGTGGATGGAGTGGCCTTCGAGCCTATCCGTTGCCGCTGGTGGTGCGATCGGCTTTGTGGGTGTGACCGTCATCCGCGAAATGATCGTGAAGTTTCTGGGACGCAAGGCGGACAGCCTATGAGCCTGCTCAAAAACATTGCCGCCGCACTTATCATCGCTTTGGTGGCTGCACTGCTCATTGCCATCCAGCAGTACCGCGTTATCGCGCTGGAGGGGCAGGTGACAGTGCAGACACGCGCGGCCAAGGATGCAACCGAAGCCAACACCGAAAGCTTGAAGACCATCACCACGCTCCAGGCCGAGGCCAAGCGTAACGCCAATTACCTGGCCGATCTGCAGCAGCGCCTCAAGGCCAGCGAAGACAAGGCCCGCCAAGCGAGGAAGGACTTTGAAGACCTCAAGCGTAAAAGCCCGGCTGTTCGCAAGTGGGCTGATCAGCCTTTGCCTGACGGCCTGCGCGGCAAGCCCGCAGCCAGCGCCGGGAAAGACGTCAGCGGTAAGGCTGGAAGCGCCGGTAATGGTGCCGTGCGAACGGGTCAGCGATAGCGATGACAACCTCGCGCTGAACGGTGACCTTTGGGCGCTAAAGGATCGGGCCATCAACCTGCTCGATACCTGCGCTGATCAAGTCGACGCGCAGATCAAGCGGAGCCAGAGCAGGTAGGCCGCGCCACAAGTTCACGGCGGCCATTTTGTGGCGCGCATCGAGGTGCAGTGATGGCCAGACTAAAGACGCTCGGCCCGCGTCTCAAAGAGTGCAGCACCTCCAGGGTCCAAGTGGTCACGATCGGTAGCTGGCGAAGCGGTATGACCAGCTCGCAGCGAGGCTACAACTACAAGTGGCAGAAAGCTCGAGAGCGCTACCTCAATAGCAACCCACTGTGCGTTTACTGCCAGCAGATTGGACGCGTGACGGCGGCAAGCATCGTCGACCACATCGTGGCTCACAGGGGTGACATGGTCCTCTTCTGGGATCAGACCAATTGGCAAAGCCTTTGTAAGCCCTGCCACGATTCGGTCAAACAGGCGGAGGAAGCTGCCAGCCGTGGAGGCTAGGGTGTCGGCCTGCGCGTAAAACTACGAAATCCGGACCTAGGCACGTCATTGACGTGCCTCAAGGGGGTAGGGGGGTCAAAAGCTTAGGGCGTTCCACTAGCTAGACCGCTTCCGACCCCACGTACAGATTTTTTCCCGCTCAGGATTTTTTGTTAATGGCCCTCACCCCCAAAAAACGCGCATTTGTCGATGCGTTGAGGGGAGGTGCGTCCAATAAAGATGCAGCCATAGCCGCAGGATACGCGGCTTCCAGCGCTGCGCAGGCCGGCGCTCGGTTGGCGAAAGACAGGTATGTCATAGAGGCTTTGAGAGGCCCAGCAGTTAACAAAAAAGTTAACAAATTTGTTAAAGGCAGCCCTCCTGCAGCGGCGGCACTTTCGGTACCTGCCGGTGACGATCAACCGGCTGAAGAGCAGCCCGACGCAGGCTTCGATCTGTCGAAGGCTCTGCGGTTTTCTGATCCGAAAGATTTCCTGCTGGCGACGATGAATGACTTCGAGGCTGAGGCCAAGCTGCGCGTGGACGCAGCCAAGGCGCTGATGCCGTTCATTCATCCGCGCAGAGGGGAGAGTGGCAAGAAGGATGCCGCCAAGGACAAGGCAGCAAGTGCCGCCCAAGGCAAGTTCGGCGTGCGTAAAGGCCCGCTGTCGGTGGTGAAATGATGAAGTGGTCAACGGCCTGTACAGACTGGGAGCAGCGCATTGTTGCCCGCCAGAGCTTGATACCGTTCGAACCTCTATTCCCTGATCAAGCGGCCGAGGCACTGGAAGTCTTTGGCGGCCTGCGCATGGTAGATGCCACCGGCAGCCCGCTGATGAGCGAGACCGTGCGATCCTGGGTGAATGAGTTCGTCGGCGCTATCTTCGGTGCCTATGACCCGTACAGCGGTCGTCGCCTGATCAGCGAATTCATGTTGCTGATCAGCAAGAAGAACGGGAAATCGACTATTGCTGCCGGCATCATGCTGACGGCTCTGGTGCTGAACTGGCGGACGTCGGGTGAGTTCATCATCCTAGCCCCGACCAAGGAGATCGCTGACAACTCCTACATCCCGATTCGGGACATGGTGAAGGCAGACGAGGAGTTGTCCGCCTTGCTGAAGGTGCAAGACCACCTACGTACCGTGACCCACATGGAGACCGGTGCCACGCTGAAGGTGGTGGCGGCTGACAGCGAGACTGTGTCGGGCAAGAAAGCCATCGGCGTGTTCATCGACGAACTATGGGTGTTCGGCAAGCGAGCCAACGCCGAAGCCATGTTGCGCGAGGCCACCGGCGGCCTTGCGTCACGGCCGGAGGGATTCATCATCTGGGCAACAACTCAGTCTGATGCGCCGCCGGCAGGCGTCTTTCGGCAGAAGCTCATGTATGCCCGCAAGGTGCGAGACGGCGAGATCAAAGACCCCTCGTTTCTTCCGGTGTTGTATGAGTTCCCGAAAGCCATGCTTGACGCCGGCAAACATCGCGAATTTTCCAACGCTTATGTCACCAACCCCAATCTAGGGCTGTCGGTCGATGAGCCGTTCATTGAGCGCGGTTACACGCAGGCTCAGCTCGACGGCGAAGAGTCGTTCCGTGGCTTCCTGGCCAAGCACCTCAACGTCGAAATCGGCTTGGCGCTGCTTTCTGATAGGTGGGCAGGGGCGGAATTCTGGGAGGTGCAAGCCTCCGAGCTGTGTCGCACGCTGGAAGACCTGGTCGAGCGCTGCGAGGTGATTGACATCGGCGTCGACGGCGGCGGGCTGGATGACTTGCTGGGTTTGGCTGCGGTCGGGCGTGAGCGTGACACAAGGCGCTGGCTGACCTGGACTCATGCGTGGGCTCACCCCTCGGTGCTCGAGCGGCGAAAGGCAGAAGCACCGCGCATCCGTGACTTCGCGAAAGATGGGCACCTGACCTTGGTCGAGCGCATCGGCGATGACATAGAGGAGGTGGCACAGCTGGTAGCGCAGGTCGAGCAGGCCGGCCTGCTGGATAAGGTCGGCCTTGATCCAGCCGGCGTTGGCGCAATTCTCGATGCGCTGGAGGCTTTAGGCATCCCGCGCGAAAAGATCGACGGCATCTCACAGGGCTGGCGCTTGGGCGGGGCGATCAAGACTACCGAGCGCAAGCTGGCCGAGGGCACGCTGCTGCACGGTGGTCAGCCAATGATGGCCTGGTGCTGCGGCAACGCCAAGGTCGAGCCGCGCGGCAACTCGATCCTGATCACCAAGCAGGCCAGCGGCTCAGCCAAGATCGATCCGCTGATGGCGCTGTTCAACGCCGTGACGCTCATGGCCCTCAATCCAGAGGGGCAGGGCGGAATGGAAAATTTCATGGCCGGCATTCGGGACCCATTGATCGCATGAACGCATTTCACTACTTCATTATCTGCGCGCTGTCCGCGTTGGGCCTGGCCTGCGGCGGGGTATGGGTGCTGTTCGGCACGGGCTGGTCACTGCTCGCCGGCGCGGCCAGCTTGTTCAGCATCGCAGCATTCATCCGACGAGGGCTGAGCAGTGATTAGATCCCTCACCCAGGCGCTGGGTACCGCTGCAACGAAGCCATCCGCTAGCGTAAGCAGCTGGCTTGGCAAAAGCATCCGCCTCTCTGATGGCGGCTTCTGGAACGCCTTCATGAACGCGCAGTCCAGCAGCGGCAAGGCGGTCACGGTCGACAAGGCCATGCGGCTTTCAGCCGTCTGGGCGTGTGTGCGGATTATCTCTACGTCCGTCGCAGGGTTGCCGCTCAGCATCTACCGTCGTCTCCCCGACGGGGGACGCGAGACAGCCCGGGACTTCCCGCTCTACGACGTTGTGCACAACAGCCCGAATGAGGACATGGCGGCCTTCCACTTCTGGCAAGCGGTCGTCGCTTCGATGCTGCTGTGGGGCAATGCTTACTGCGAGATTCACCGGGCTGGCGGTCGGGTGATCGCACTGGACTTCCTGTTGCCGTCGCGGGTGACGCCAGAAACGGACGACGATGGTCGGCTGCGCTACTTCTTCCAACCACGTAAAGGCGCTCGCCGGGAGATCGCCCGGGGAGACATGCTGCACATTCCGGCCTTCACCTTGGATGGCAGGATGGGCTTGTCGGCCATTCGCTATGGCGCTGATGTATTTGGCTCGGCGATGTCGGCTGATGATGCGGCGAACACCACATTCAAGAACGGGATGATGCCCACCGTAGCCTTCTCGGTGGACAAGACGCTCAACCCAACGCAACGCGCTGAGTTTCGTGACTACGTCAAGACGATCTCCGGCGCGCTCAATGCGGGCAAGAGCCCAGTGCTCGAGCAGGGCGTGAAGCCCGAGATGATCGGCATCAACCCGGCTGACGCTCAGTTGCTCGAGTCGCGCGGCCACAGCATCGAGGAGATCTGCCGGTGGTTCGGCGTGCCGCCCTGGATGGTGATGAAGACTGACAAGGGCAGCAACTGGGGTACCGGTCTTGAACAACAGCAGATCGCTTTCCTCACCTACTGCATCATGACCTACACCGCGCCGATCGAGCAGTGCGTCAACAAGCGCTGCATGACGGCGGTGGACCGGATCAAGCATTACTCGGAATTCTCGCTGGAAGCTTTCCTGCGCGCTGACAGCGCTGGCCGTGCCGCCTACTTGAGCACCATGAGTCAAAACGGCCTGATGACGCGAAACGAGGGCCGGCACAAAGAGAACATGCCGAGCAAACCCGGCGGCGACATCCTTACGGTGCAATCGAACCTGGTGCCGCTTGAGCAGTTGGGCAAACAGAACGACAGCCAAGCCGCGCGCAACGCGCTGATGAACTGGCTCAAGAGCGAATCCGAGGAGTAACCATGAAACACAAGATCCAGTCTCGCGGCCTACGCAGCGAGATGAGCCCGCGTGCGCTCGACAAATGGAATCCTGCCATCCAGGCGGCCGTGGAAAACACCTCTGAGGCCATCACGATCTACGGCGTGATCGGTGAGGACTGGTACGGGGAGGGTGTGACCCTCAAGCGTATCGATGCGGCGCTGCGAGCGATCGGCGACCGTGAAGTGACGGTGTACATCAATTCGCCGGGCGGAGACATGTTTGAGGGCATCGCTATCTACAACCGCCTGCGTGAGCACAGCCAGAAGGTCACCACCAAGGTGCTCGGCATGGCCGCCAGCGCTGCCTCGATCATCTATCTAGCCGGCGCCGATCGCCAGGTGGCCAGCAGCGCTTTCCTGATGATCCACAACTGCTGGACTTTCCTCGCCGGCAATCGTCACTACCTGCGCGATGTGGCCGACGACATGCAAGAGTTCGACGCCGCGATGGCCGACCTTTATGCCGAGACCAGTGGCCAGCCAGTCGACGGCATGGCCGAGCTGATGGATGACGAGACGTTCATTCGCGGCAAACGGGCGGTGGAGCTTGGTCTGGCTACTGGGTTGCTTTCCGCCAATGAGGTCGTCGAACGCGAAACCGAGGAGACCACTCAGACCAATGCTCTCAAGGCCATGGACACTGCATTGGCCAAAGCGGGCATGACCCGCTCCGAGCGCCGCGAGCTGTTCGCCAGTTTCAAGTCCGGTACGCCTCGCGCTGCCGGCGGGGGTACGCGTAACGCTGCCCCGACCGATAAGCCCAGCGCTGTCGCGCCAGACCTCTCCGCCTCTCTGAGCGCGGCAACCGATCTTCTCAAATCTCTGAAAGGAAAGTGACCATGGACTACGAAGCCCAAGTCAAGGAATTCAACGCCACCCTCAAGGGCATTGGCGACCAGATCAAAGCCCAGGCTGAAGCCACCGAAAAGCAGATCAAGGCATCCGGCGAGATGAACGCCGAAACCCGCGCCAAGGTTGACGAACTGCTGACCAAGCAGGGCGAAGTGTCGGCGCGCCTGCAAGAAGCCGAGCAGAAGCTGGTCAACGCCAGCCGCGCGCCGGCTGACCGCGAAGAGCCGCAGAAATCGGTCGGCGCTCTGGTCGTTGGCAGCGAAGAAATGCAGGGCATGAACTCCTCCTTCCGTGGCTCGCGCCGTGTGTCGGTACCGCGTGCCGCTATCACCACGGCCACCGGCGGCGCTCTGACCACTGCAGATCGCCAGCCAGGCATCATTGCTCCCCCTCAACGTCGCCTGACCATCCGCGACCTGGTGGCACCTGGTACCACTGAAGCCAACTCGATCGAGTATGTGCGTGAAAGCGGTTTCACGAACAACGCTCGAACCGTCGCCGAGAACACGGCCAAACCCTACTCGGACATCGCGTTCGAACTGGCCACCGCCAACGTGCGCACCATCGCGCATCTGTTCAAAGCCAGCCGCCAGATGCTCGACGATGCTCAGGCGCTGCAGAGCTACATCGACGCTCGTGCGCGTTATGGCCTGCTGATGGCTGAAGAGGCCCAGCTA